TACTCATCATCTTGACCGCCACGAAGTCCGCCTGCTCCTCCGCCACCGCCATTATCAAAACCTCCCCCACCGCCACCGCCAATGACTAAATATCTTATTGTCGGTTGTGTTTCCCAAGTAACATCATCATCAACTGTTGGTATCCAACCTTTTGTTGCATCTACATAAACGATTGTAACTGTTTGACCATCTGTCTGGTATTTTGGAAGAACATCAGCATCTCCTTGAAACTTTAAACTTTGTTGGTCTAAAATTATTTTATTTGTTCCCCAATTTCTTGCGTAGTCTATAAATTTAATTCCATCTCCGACATTTGCCGAAGCTGGTAAAGTTATAGTACAAGCATTTGAAGTCGTATCAATCGGATATGCTTTTCCAGCGGCTGCTGTTAAAGTTGAGCCTGTTACGACAGACTGCATTGCTAATTCTGCTTTTATATAACTCATAAATTTTCTCCTATATAATTACCACATTTGTTCCATCTGAAGCAACAAGGTAGCTGTTACCTGCCGTTGTATCCGTAACTGTCGCATTTCCATCAATAGTCTCCGAACTGTTACCATCAATCGTTAGCGTATTACCTGCAGTAACGTGCTTGATGTGAATTGTCTTGCCACCATTACTCCCTGCGGCAGGTAAATCTATTTCCAAATTTCCACCGCTTGTATTGCAAAGTACAAGCTCTCCCCATGATGCTGAGTAAGGCGAATCGCCTGTTGCTTTTGATGCAACTGTGAAATCTGTATTTGCAGCAGGAATTGATTCATAGTCAACCGACCCATCTGCCTGTCTTGTTAAAACATCTCCATCAGAATGACCCGTCGAGGTTACAAGAGCCATTGAACCAGCACCAGTTCCAACAACAACATCTCCAATGGCAACTGCTGATATATCAGCTTCTATCCCACCAAGTTCGTGTTTTATATAACCAGAAGCTCCTCCAGTTAATGCACTTGCCCTTATAGCCATAGTGCCTGTGCCTGTACCTACAACCATACCGCCATCAGCTATAGCAGATATATCAGCCTCTACCCCACCAAGCTCGTGTTTTATGTAACCAGATGCACCGCCTGTTAAAGCACTTGCTCTTATTGCCATAGTGCCTGTTCCTGTACCTACAACTATGCCTCCATCAGCTATGGCTGAAATATCAGCCTCTACCCCACCCTTTTCATGTTTTAATGTTCCAGTAGATGATGTGAACGCTGCTAATTCTACAGGGTCAGTAGCACCATCACCAACAATAATTGAACCATCAGCAAGAACCGACATGGCAGTTATAGCACTAGTTCCAGAACCTAACAATATTCCACCATCAGTTAATGTGGTAGCACCTGTTCCACCATTCGCAACACTTAACACTCCTGAAGTAGCGTCTGACCTGCTATAAGAAATTAATCTCCAATCGGCAGAAGCATACTCATAAAGACAAGCTACATCTCCAGCAGCAGTTGTAATATTTGAATCATCAGGAAGAATTAAATCGGTAGCATGGTGAGTTAATGTCAAAATCCCATCAAACTGAAGCCAAACTATATAACCAGTACCCTTAGTACCTATACTTGTGATAGCAGTAGTACCAGTTATATCAAATATGTTTCCTGTGCCTAATGTTAAAGCATTTGTAGATGCTACATCACTTCCAACAGTAGGATTAAAATAACCTGTGCTGTCATGTGAAAGAGCTAAAGCTGTATCCAAAGCAATATCATTTGCAAGAATATTAGTGTTCTCTGTGTTTAATCTTGCTGCCGTTATAACTGTTATATTAGCTAGCCAAGTCGTGTTTGCCGTTGTGTTACTAATGTAAGTTGCCATTCTCTCCTCCTATTGAGCTACTGATGTTCTACTTGGTGTCGGTCTCCTCCCAAGAGGTTTAGCATCTACTTGAACTGAAGTTACATAAAAGTCATCACCCTCTGTACTATTAGAAAATTTTATACCTATCCTACGAGCAGGTTGTCCTAAAGGCAATATAGCCTCTAGGTTATATAAACTACCTTTAGGACATATGGCTTGGTCTACGATAGCATCAGGGTCATCAACCTTTAATGCCAACGCTATAAAATTAACAGACTGTGGTGTATTAGCTATCCCATCCGTTGTCCATTGAAGACTTAAATCATCATCATCATCTATAGCTGTATTAAATCCTGTGAAGATGATTCGCTTAAACATCTTCATACTTACATTATCACCAAATCCAGATTCTGGTAAAGACACCTTACCCGTGTATGCTTCATTATTGTCAGCAAAGGTTGATTGGTTTAAATCCCAAACAAATCCTGTAGTGTTAGCACCTGTCCTTAATCTGTAATCACCAGCAGCAACTTTAACTAAAGCTGAAACAGAAGCATTATATCCACAATCAAAATCTTCATTCTCAAAAGGCGCACCCCACGCTTGGTCAACTGGTCTATCTATAAAATAAGGTAAGCACACATCAACTACAGTAGAACCAGACTTAACCATAAACACCAATACTGCCCTTATCTTAGGGTCGTAGTTTATGTGGAACTTACTTATCTGTGTTAAATCTACATTATCTCTAATCCACCTATCTATAAAAGCTGGTTTAGTAATACTTGAGGCTTTGTAATCACCTTTCGCATTTACAGTAACAAGACTATAAATTTCTCCATCATCCATCATTATCAACATATCATTAGGAGTCCGTGTCATAACTCTCCAATGAGCAGAACCAGCATTAAACTGTGCTAAAGTAAAACCCCAGGTAGAAATGTCAGAATTTGAGTCTTGTAGAATATAAGTATTACGAGCAGTAGTGATAAACAAACTATCACCAAACTCATACATACCAGTAATACTGCCTCCCTCTCTCGTAGCAAACACGTTATTAGTGTCTGAAATAAATCCATTAGTTGCACCCCAATCATCTGCATCAAATATTTTACTACCAAAGATTTTATTATTAGTTGTCCAAGACCACATCCTTTGAGATAATCCTCTACCATGTAAAACCAACTGCTGTGGATATAAAGAATCAGTAGCCCAATCAGGTGCAGGAGTGGACACATCTGATGTACTACCAGCAGCACCATCCCATGTCTGTAATACAGATGCACCATCAGTAGTAACAAGCAAGTCATTCATGCTTGACATATCCCAATAGTTTGTGGTAGATAATCCTGTTTTTAAAGTATCTGTAAAATTCTTATAAAGTTTTCCATCAGCACCAGCCATCATAAGAAACTGAGTTCCAGTAGTCAGAATAAAATCATGTAGCTTCATTAACTTAGGTGTACCAGAAATGGCACTAGTGTTTACATGAGAAGTACCACCACGCTTCCTGCGCCCACATCTTGCAGAGTTGTATTAATAGAGCCATCAATCATAGCTCCTAACTGCAAAGAGTCAAGGTTAGGATTGTAATTAAACCCACCTGCGTTTAAATCAATCTCAATAGTCTTTCCTGAGTATCCCATTATTTACCTTTTCTTCTTTTTATTATAATCAGTCTTTTGTCTTTTTCTCTTTGCTTCTTTACAGCTTCCTGAGTTGCTGTCTTTCTCTCTAAAGTTTTTCTATATCTATCATTTTCCTCCAAGAGTTCTTTTATGGACACCATATTCCCTGCTGCGGAGGGATTCCTTCTTGCTCTTGAAAAAAGCCTACCAGTTAATTCGTCTCTATGGATTGTGTAACCTGCCTCTTCTTCACCCTCCATTCCTAACCTAAAAGTAGGATGTTTTTGCCCTTTTAAAATTTGCCTGTACTTGGATTTCTTGTACCCTGATGAGGGATTCCTTCCTTCCCAGCAGAAGGATTAGCTGGTCTTCTTGGAGGTGCATTTTTTTGGTCATAACCAGAACCTCTTGGGTCAAACTTTTTAACTTTACCTTTCGGGAGTTCTTCTTTGTTCAATACTGTTCTTTTTTTTGCCATTATCCCTCCACCGAAATATTAAGATTGCTTAAATCCATACCATAAGCCTCACGAACAATCATAGCGTTTAAATCCCCACGATACTTCTGAGCTTCCTGCGTCTGCCTGTTGTCATCTAAATCTTCTAAACATTTATACTTCACACCTTGTATAAAGAGACTCCTCCACCTTCTATATAAAGTTGTCATTAAAGTAGAAGCCAGGTCAATACGAAGCAAGTCAGCATAATATTGATGACGAATACCGTACCCATTTGTATCACTCGCAGAACGGAAAGGTGTAGGAAATAAAATAAATTCTCCATTATCGGAATCTCCGATAGGAAAGAAATGTGTAGGTTCTCCTCTCTCCGGTGAGGTTCTTCCAGAGTCATGTCGCCATACAGGAGTTTGCTGAAGGTCTTTATACTTATCAACAACCATATAAACAGATGTACTGTCAGGGTTAGTTGACCAAGTATCGTTTACGGTTGCAACATTAGTGGAAGCTACAAAGGCAGTTATCTGGTTTATCTGCGCAGAACCAGTACCAGATAAAATCATTATTTCTTTGCCAATTAAATCAGAAGCGGTATTAGCAGCAGCAAGGGTTATAGTAGTAGCCGCACCTGCTTGAGCCGTACCAGTAACGCTTCCGGTCATTAGTGTTATTGACATTTCTGAGGAGAAATCTGTAGGGTAGGAATACTTCTCTACTCCATTAGTAGTAACAGCAAATGAAGTAGCATAGAGGGATTTTAACTTCTTAGATAAAGTCCATATATCATTCTTTATCTCTTCTATCCACTCGTCTTGTGAACGAGTTAAAAGTGAAGATGCAGCGTTACCATAGCCAGCCTTCTTTATACCTTCTGTCGTAATAATCGCAAGTGTCGGTGCAGTTGGAGCAGCCATGATGTCGTCTCCTATTGTTGTATTACAATATATACACTACTTATAAAGATAATTCAAGCCTTCTTTTCTAATTAAATCATTTTCTGTCAGTTCATTTAGTATAGTATTATACTGTGCTTTTGTACTCTTCCTTGTACTTTGTTTTACTTCCTGTCCTAATGCTCTAATAAAGGAAGCATGGTTTAATCCATCACCAGCTAATAGTTCCTTTGCTTTTAATCCTGCTGGAGTTGTGAGTTCTTTAAACCTTTCAGCATTTGCTGTTTTTACTTCTAAATCT